TTATTATGATACACATTTAGGCAATTGCCTACTATTTGAACTTATTTATTTTGCAGGGGTTGTCTGGGCGTGTCAAACGCAAATGTATAACAAAGAAAACTATCTTGGGTAATGACCGAGAAGGAATGTTATGCCCAGAAGTCGAAAGTTGGTCAGCTTAGAGGTTGAAGAAACATCTGGCGTTGACCGAGCAGCACACCTTCATGACGGATTTTTAGTTATGAAAAGCGCAACCGATACAAACCGAATAAAAACCCAGTTGCTTAAAGCATTGGGACAGTCCAAGGAGGACAATTTGAGCGACCAAGAGCAGATTGACCTCGCAATTGCTAAAGCAGTAGGCGAGTATGAGGAAACAGTAACCAATCTTGAGGCGGCACTAAGTGCAGCACAAGCTCAGGCTGCTGACCTAGCTGCTAAGTTAGAGGAAATCACCTCTATGCAAAGCGAGGAAATGTCGGTTAAGGCTGACACAGAGAAAACAGAAATGCTAGACGAAGTTGAAATGGCAATGTATGAAATGCCAGATGAGATGAAGAAGTCAATCCGTGCAATGCCAGCAGAGCATGTAGCAGTTTTTGCTAAAGCTTTCAAGGCACAGCGTGATGAAGTTCTAGCAGCTACAGAGGAGATTCGCAAAGAGCGAGACACTCGTCTAGATTCTGAAGCAATTGCAAAAAGCAAAGAAACTTTTGCAAATGTTGGAATCGACCACGATGTTATTGCACCCGCGCTTCGCCGCTTAGCATTGACCGATGAGATTCTTGCCAAGGCAGTTGAGGGCGTTCTTGCCTCAGCCGAAGGTCAGATGTCAGAGTCGGGCTTACTAAAAGAAATGGGAACTTCTTCCACTTCAAACCCCACAGTTCTTGACGAAGCAAAAGCTCTCGCCAAGTCGCTCGTTGAGAACGGTACAGTTAAAACCGTTGAGCAAGGAATAGAGAATGTTTTGGACTCAAACCCAGACCTCGCCAAGCGTTATTTTATGGAGGCTAACTAATGGCAATTGAACTAACCGACTCACAAGTAATCTTGTCACTCCCAGCGGGAGCAGACCTGAGTTCTAGTCAGTATCATTTCGTGAAACTAAGTGGCACTGGCGTAATCATTGTCGCTGCTGCAACAGACGCCCCAATCGGTATTCTTATGAATGACCCAGCATCGGGCGAGACAGCAGCAATCGCAGTTTCTGGCGTTGTCAAAGTAAAGTCATCGGGAACTATTGCACTCGGCGCTCTTGTTGGAACGACAGCAACGGGAACAGCAGTCAGTCTTACGGCTGGAACAGACACAACTAAGTACATTCTTGGGCGAGCAATAAAAGCAGCAGTCGCCGATGACATTGTTACCGTTGCCATCAATTGCGCCTCACCAGCGCGAGCAGCTTAAGGAGAATAGGCTAAATGACTAACCCAACCCTATCGCAAGTCCATGTAGATGCAATTCTAACCAATTCATCTGTGGCTTACATTCAGGCAGCAGACAACTTTATTGCGAACAAGGTATTCCCTATTGTTCCTGTTGATAAGCAGTCTGATTTGTATTTCAAGTACACCAAAGAAGATTGGTTCAGAGACGATGCGCGAGTTCGTGCTGACGGCGCTGAGGCAGTTACTTCTGGCTATGGTCTAACCACCGATAGCTACTACGCAGATGTCTACGCAGTCAAGAAGGCAATCGGCGACCAGATAATGGCAAACTTTGATTCGCCTCTCGACCCACTTCGTGATGCAGCAAAGTTCACCGCTCAGCTAATCCTAAACCGCATGGAAACACAGTTCGTAACCGACTATGTAACCACAAGCGTTTGGGGAACTGATTACACTGGTGTTTCTGGCTCTCCTTCTGCTGGACAGTTCAAGCAGTGGTCTGACACCGCTAACTCTGACCCAATCGATGATATCGAAACAGCAAAGACTCAAATCCTTAGCACAACTGGATTTGAAGCCAACAAGTTGGTTCTTGGATACGAAGTGTATTCAGTTCTTCGCAACCACCCAGATATCATTGACCGCGTAAAGTACACAGGTCGTGATGTTCCAGACACTCAGTATCTAGCTCAGCTATTTGGTCTAGAAGAAGTTCTTGTTGCTAAGGCAGTCAAGAACACAGCCGTTGAAGGACAGACGGGCGCGTTCTCGTTTGCTTTTGGCAAGTCAGCACTTCTAGTTCACTCCGCACCAAACCCAGGTCTACTAATGCCTTCTGCTGGATATTGTTTCCAGTGGCGTGGTGTTTCTGAAGGTCTTGGTCTAACTGTGGGAACAAAGCAGTACCGACTAGAGCAGAACGCCGCTACTTATGTTGAGAGCCAAATCGCTTTCGCCAACAAGCTTGTTGCCGCTGACCTCGGAGCTTATTTCGCAACCGCAGTAGCATAATTAGCTAACCTTAGCCGCCCCCTGCCCACTCTAGGGTGGGGGGTTGCTTATTAAGGAGACAAAATGACATTTACTTACGCCGCGCCTGTTGCAGGTGTTTTTCCAAGCTTGACAGATGAAATTAGATTTCTGATTCAAGATACCGTTAGTTCGACTTTCAGCGTTACAGACGAAGAAATAGCTTATTTGCTGATTACTTATGGCAACCAGATTTACATTTCTGCGTCTGAGGCGGCTTCAATTATTGGCATTAAATATGGCAAAGAAGCTGCGATAACAAGCAAGAGTGTTGGTGACTTGTCTTTGTCTACACAATACGCAGAAACCGCAAATTGGTATCAAAAATTGTCTGACAAATTGCGATTGGGTAAAAAAGACAACCTCGGCTCGCCTTATTTTGTTAGCACCGTAAGTCAGTTTGAGTTGAAGCAGTTTGACGAACTCGTTCCGTAGGGGGACAATATGCCAATCAATCAAGCGTTAAAAGACTTAATGATTACCGCTGGCACATTCCAGAACATTTCATCAAGAGATGTTTATGGAAAAAGAATCGGTGGAGCAAGCACCGCTTTCAATTGTCATTTGACCCTAAACAGGACTGACCAATTCACGCCAGACAGCGCAAGCGCGGTCAGCTATTCAGCAAACATAATTATGGATGGCGTTTACGATGTTCAAGATGATGCCATTGTGGTTGTTGAGGGTATCACTTTCAAAGTCACAAGGGTGACAACTTATTTTGATGAAGTATCATCCCATCACACCAGCGTAGAAATGACAGCGTAATGGCTAAAGAGTTTAAGATTGAACTTATAGGCGCAGACGAGTTGCTCGCGATTTTGGCTAAAGCGGGTGCAAGAGCGATACCTGCGGTCAAACAAGCCATTACCGAAGAAGCCCAGATTATATTTAGGGATTCTCAGAGAATTGTGCCAGTTGACACAGGAACGCTTAGAGCATCGGGTCAAATTCTTCCCGCGAAAGAAGTTGGTAATGGGATTGAGATTGTTTTCGGTTATGGCGGCGCGGCTAGTGCTTACGCTCTGAGACAACACGAAAATCTAAGTTATAACCACAAAGAGGGTAAACAGGCGAAATATCTGGAAGAACCACTAATGGCACGGAAAAGTAACTTTCGTCAAAACCTCTTGAAACGCGTAGAAAGGATATTAAGTTAATGAATTGGATTCTTGCATTAGCAACTTACCTTCAAACACAAAGCTTAGGCACAGCGGGAACGAACTTGTTTGTTGGGGTAATGCCTACTACATCATCAACAGCAACACTTCTGACTCAATATGCAGGAGGTGTGGTTGAAACTCAATCAAGCGGCATCGCCATACATCAGCCATCTTTACAGGTAAAAGTTGTAGGTCCAGTCGAAGATTACACAACCCCATTGACTCAAATAACGAATGTTCAAAACAGCTTGTCATTGATTGCTAATGAATCGTTGTCTGGAATTACATTTCTTAGGGTCAAGCCGATAAGCAGCATTATTGCTTTGGGACATGATGAACAACTTGCCTACGAATTTACCTGCAATTTCGAGGTGACTTATGTATAGACAAGAAGCAGACCGCTTGCAATTAGCCCTTGACGGCATTGTAGCCAACATAGAAACACTCAGGGAGGTTATCTCAAGAAGCATTGACCCTGAGCCGCCTGAGCAGCTTGCAGACACAATTATTGACCCGACCCAACCATGCACACATCCAGACATTCGCCAAATCGACACTATGGGCGGAAGTAAAACTTATTGCTTTGAATGTGGTTACGCCGAATAGTGTGGGCGTGTTAGTAGCCATCTAAAAAACCCTGCCACTACCTTAGAAAAGAGGACTTTATGGCAAACAACGAATACATCATTATACAGGGCATCGATTACCCACCTAAGAACCGAGCTGAGGCTGGCGAAGTGGTCAACGACTTGCCAAAAAACGCTGTGCCTTGGTTGCTTGAGTCGGGCATCATCAAACCTGCTCCTGTAACTTCTTATCAAGTTGCACCAAAGAGCAAGCAGACGACAGTAAAGAAAGAGGTAGCAGATGAGTTTTAAACACGGCAAGAATGGTCGTGCCTTGGTTTCAAGCTATGACCTATCTTCGTATTTCAATGAGATGAGTTCAAGCCAGACAATCGAAACGGCTGAAACAACCGCGTTTGGCAACTCGGCTAAAACTTACATTACTGGATTGAACGATGGAACTATTTCGTTTAGCGGAATGTTTGATGGCTCATCAGATGCAGTAGCTGAAGTGTTCGAGGACATTATTGCTAACGGTTCTACAACGGTAATTACGCTTGCACAAGACGGCGGACTTACACAAGGAAACAGTTGCGTAATGGCACAAGCGAAGCAAACTTCCTACGACATTACAACACCAGTATCAGATGTAGTAGCTCTTTCTGGCGAATTTCAGGTAACTGGCGGTCTGCGAAACGGACTTATCCTCGGTGGAGCGGTTACTGCAACAGCAAGCGCAAATGGAACTGGAATAGACAACACCGCTTCTACCGCTGCTGGGGCATCGTCTAATGTTCATGTAACTGCGAACTCGATGGATGCTGCAACAGTAATCAAAGTTCAACACTCGGCAGACGATATAACCTACGCAGATTTGATTACTTTTGCCTCGGTAGCAATAGCGACCTTGACAAGCGAATCAAAAACAGCAACAGGAACAATAAATCGTTACCTCCGCTACCAAGTCACCCCCGCTGGGAGTGGAAGCATTACATTTTCAATATCACTATCTAGGAGAAATTAACTAATGGCATTCGTACACGGAAAAAATGGCGCATTTGAGCTTGATAACTCATCTGGCTCTCTTACTGCACTATCGAGCATTTCAAACGAGTTCTCGTTTAGTCAGTCTATTGAAACAGCAGAAACCACTACCTTTGGTTCGGCAGCTAAGACTTACATCACAGGTCTAAATGACGCAACCATCTCGCTAAGCGGGTTGTTCGATGTAACCACCTCAACGGTCATTGAAGGCACAATCGCTGCGTTAATTGACGGCACAATCGCTTCTGCATCTCTAAAATTTGGACCCGCGGGCAACACAAGCGGCTACAAGTCTTACTCACAAGA